CATGATCGCCTATGGTGACAAGTGCAATTATCAGCTGGTGGCGGTAGCTCGTAACCTTCAAGCGGGTGAAAAGGGTCCTGGTAAAGTTTGGTCCCATCCTCGAGAATTTGCCCAAAAATCGTTGATCAACCCACCTTATCCCAGCATCGCTACATATGACGCTAAAGTTTGGGAATACGTGGAAAATTATGCTGAAGATCAGGCTTTTGTAATGAACGTGGCAGCAGAGCAAGAAGCTCCTAAGATCACTATTCCGAACACGCAAAGAGCGTGGCATGATAAAACAGATTTAGAAAAACCTCCAACCTAGGATCACCTATGACAGCCCACCACGACCTTGCCAAACAGGTAACTAAGTTCCATGAAAAATTTGGACTACTTGGTTCTACGAAGCCGTGTTTACCAAAACTTGAGATTTTTGAATTTAAACTTGGCCACATTCAAGAAGAATTAGACGAGGTAGTTAGGGCATATGCCAATAAGGATTTGGTTGAGTTTGCCGATGGTCTTATCGACATAGTCTACGTGGTACTTGGTATGTCTCATTTTGCTGGGATCCCGTTCAATGAGATCTTTCAAGCAGTGCATGAAGCCAACATGAAGAAGAAACGAGCTAAGAAAAAGAGCGATAGTAAACGAGGCAGCAAACTAGACATCGTTAAACCTGAGGGCTGGGAGAAACCAGACGTCGCCAAAATCTTACGCAAACATGGGGCAAAAGTATGAATGGGATTATCCTATTAGACGGTCCAGATGCGGTCGGCAAGACAACACTGGCACACCACATCGTGAACAAGATTCCAGATGCCGAGTACATGCACCTGGGAAAGCCCAACCCTGGGCAAGCCTGGTCTAATCATCGAGATGCGTTGCTTTATGCGATCGCTAAGATGCGTCAAAATAAGCTGGTTGTAATTGATCGGCTGTGGTTGTCAGAGGCGATCTATGGAGCCGTTTATCGTGATGGTAGTGAATATCCCTACTCAGCTCGTCACATTGATCGTCTCATGTATCGTTTTGGAGCTTTAAGGGTTGTTTGCGCTCCGCCAGTTGACTATGTAGTACAATCCCACAAGAAGATGATCCAAGAACGAGAGGAGATGTATACTGAGAAAATGTACGAAGTGGCCAGACGATATTTGGATGTGTGGGAAGGTACAGAATTTGTCAAGGTTGATGAAGCTTCATATGCTAATCAGGGATATCTCGAACAACTCTCCATTAATGGTGGCGTCGCTGATAAGATTGGTTGGTATAAATATGACGTGACTACTGATGGCACCGACATGGATAATTATGTGGACTATCTCAAGCACCATCTCTCTGAGATTAAACGACTGATGCCAGTTTTTTACGAGGACACTGACAATATGACCGGTTGGTGTCGACGTTTATCAGTGATGTTGGTCGGTGATAAGTCAAGCAAGGTCGATAGTCATTGGCCGTTCTTGGCGAACAGTGGCTCAAGCCTCTATCTCGCCAGGATGCTTCATAAGTTGGGTGCCGATGAGTCTCGAGTGTGCTTTGTCAACGCCAATGGGCCTAATGGTGAAAAGCTGCTGCGTCAAAGTCGAATTGGTTGTGGTCGAGTGATCGCCATGGGCCGTGCAGCTGAACAGGCGCTGGAGAAAGAACGAGTGGTTTATGACGCTAGAGTTCGTCACCCACAACACGCTCGTCGATTCACCAGTAAAGACGACTCGTATGCCGAGGAGATGCGAGAGGCCTTTGCTGGGTTTGCGGGAGTTAAAAAGGTATGAGTACGGCATCTGAAAGATTAACCCAAGCGTTGATAGAAGCACACGCCTCGCCGATCATGATTGCCAACGCTCGGAGAGGGGGATATGGTGATTTTACCTCAGAGCACGCTTTGCCAAGGTCTACATGAAAGAGAAGCGTGATCTTTTATCAGTGCTGCAGGAGGGAAGTCCGCTGTTGCTGGCAAGAGCTGAGAGGATACTCATGGACTATGAGAGAATGATACATGACTAGTAAGTCTACATTTCCGTGGGTCTTTAATGATAGCATAGACGATAGCTTTCCGGTGCGCTGCTTTAAGGAGAGCTACACTACTGAGTACGATACTGATGAAGATAGGGGTTACGGTGATTACGGAGGCATCTACGACAACACCGGGGAGCCCATGGTAGGCTGCAATGAGTACATGGTCTTCAGGGATGTTAAGGTAGCTAGATTTATTGTTAATGCTGTCAATGCGCTGCACCAGATAAAGGAGGAGTTGCTATATGATATTTCCAACGCTGATGTGGCCCTGAAAATTGCACAAGATGTACTGGAGGGATCATGACAAAAAGCATTCGACAAGAGCGCGTTGAGAAACTATTGCATGAGCTGCAGTATGAAATCACGCGCGGCATGATGGAGCGAGAAATAGATGAGCACATCGCCTTCGATTTTACAGTGCCTTCTAAAGAGGAGGGTGCGAGGTTTGTCGCATGCTCATTTAGAACTAGAGTTGCTGAATACTGGGAAAGTCCTTCTGTTTATCCTAATGGTCCAATGCTAAGGGTAATCAAATGAGCACTTTCAAATCAATGTACCAGCGGCTTAAGGACCATGGCAAACTCGTCACCCCTCGGGGTCAAAAGACGCTGGAGATCGAGAACGCTCTCACGGTGTTTGAGCCGTATGAGCGCTTTGCCAACTTTCCAAGTCGCAAGCTTAGCCTCTCATACATTAAGGACGAGATACTCTGGTACTTACGCGGGGACCTTTATGACCTCTCCATCTGCGACAAAGCCAAGATTTGGCAAAACTGTGTGACCGACGGCAAGTTAAACTCAAACTATGGCCACGCCATCTTTAAGCAAAAGCAACTGGACTATGTGGTCGAGTGTCTTAAAAAAGATCCCGACAGCAGGCGAGCGATCATAGTTATTCTAGCGCAGCCACATCTATACTTGGAAAATAAGGATGTTCCTTGCACGTTATCCCTTAATTTTAGGCTTAGAGAAGACAAGCTAAACTGCACCGTTCACATGCGATCCAGTGACGCTATCTTTGGGTACGGCAACGACGTGCCATTCTTCTCGTTGGTTCAAGAATTTGTGCTAGCAGGTATCAATTTTTTAAGATCAAAAGAATACGAGATGGGAACATTGACCGTCTTTAGCGAGTCTTTGCACGTCTACGAGAAACACTTTGACATGCTGGATAAGTTGGTACAAGAAGACGTGGTTCCAATCGACTGTCCTCGAGTTGCGGATTCGCTGGAGGTGGCTTACCTCAGGGCGGATCATCTTGATAAGATACAGGATTATGAATTTTCAACTTGGCTTAACACGAGAGACCCCAAACCGGAGAAAGTTGCATGAAACTAAAGTCCAAAGTTCGTGAGTACCAACTTCCGTCATACGACAAAATTGAAGGTGTATTCCTTGATGAACGAGAGACCTTCGCGGGCCCGTGTTATGCCCTGATGAATGTTTCCATGGAAGAACTTCATAGGATCATACACGAGGAAGCCGAGGTTACTGGCCAAACTCCCGGTAAACCGAGATACTATGCCGTGACCGACGCCAAGAAGATCTTCTTTCAACCGACGCCGGATAAACCATACCATGTTGACGTGGTACTCTGGCATCGAACCGTGTTTTAGGAGAGACTAATGATTACTGAAGATCATAAGCGCAGCCTGGACCTCCTCTTGAAAAAATGTCTAGAGCACGACGACCTATTATCAGAGTGGGAAAACGACTATGTCTCGGACTTCGTGGACAAGTTGGAGAAGTACGGTGAAACTCTCAATGTCTCAGATAAGCAGCAGGCTATCTTTGATCGCATCGAGAAAAAACTAGACGACGCTGGGGTTTAAATGAGGCCGTCTCGAGACGTTACTATGATGCGAATTGCGCAGACCATTGCGCAGCGGAGCACGTGTGTCCGTCGTCAGGTCGGCTGCGTAATGACTGATAAGTATGGCCGAGTGGTCTCTATGGGCCACAATGGCGTAGCCATGGGCCAACCTCACTGTAGCAGTAAGCCATGTCCTGGTGCCAAACTGCCGTCTGGGATTGGGTTAGACGCTTGTGAAGCTATTCACGCAGAGACAAACGCCCTGATGTTTGCCCCCGACACCATGAAAATACACACCGCCTATGTCACCGCAAGTCCTTGCGTAGCGTGCGTAAAAAATTTGCTCAATTCTTCCTGCGAGCGAATCGTTTTCCTAGAAAAATATCCCCATTCAGAGGCTAAAAAACTATGGACAAAAGCAAAGCGAAAGTGGCACCACCTGCTTCCAGCGAGACTGAGTCAAGAGGGCACAATCTAGCGCAACAGTACTTCTACTGCCAGATTAACGATCGCCAGTACATCATCTTTGAAAAGTCGACCATTGTCAGGGATAAGATGAACTTTGTGGCGAGTACTCGCTCAGAGACCCAAGCTCGAAACCTGGTCCATAAGCTAAACGTGGCCGCCAGCGTATGAAAAATTTAGATGGAAGACAACAATCTTTGTTTCGACCAGAGACAACCTGGGCTCCTCCAACAGAGCTTCCAGATATTTCTCAGTGTTCAGTGGTTTCAATTGACACGGAAACATGTGATCCTAATTTGAAAAATGACTTGGGTTCTGGCTGGTATAGAAATGATGGAAAAATCGTCGGAATTTCTGTAGCTTATCCAGAGGACGGAAGGGCGAAAGGACTTTACGCACCATTCGCACATGAAGGTGGCGATAATCTTAATAAACAAAATGTCATAGACTGGCTTAATCATTTTTTCAGGAACTTTAACGGCGTGTTGGTCTTGATGGAATGCATGTACGATCTGGGGTGGTTATCAGCAGAAGGCGTAGATGTTTCAAGGGTATTGAGCGGGGAGATTGTTATTAGGGACGTACTTTTTATCCAGGCCCTCATAGACGAGAATAGGCGTAGCTATAATCTAGACTCTATCGCTGTTTCTCACGGACTTCCATCAAAAGACGAGTCATTGCTTCGAGAAGCCGCGAGTTCGTTCGGGGTCGATCCGAAATCAGGACTTTGGAAGCTACCAGCTAGGTACGTAGGTAGGTACGCTGAGCGAGATGCCGAACTCCCCTTGATAATTTATTCTAAACAACTTAAGATTGTTGAACAGGACAAACTAGAAAGAGTTGTGGATCTAGAGCACTCTTTAGTTCCTTGCTTAATGGCCATGAAGAAAAAGGGGATTCGCGTCGATGTCTCTAAGGCAGAAGAACATAGAGATGTGTTTATGGCAGAATATAACAAGACTTTGACCGAAATTAAAGCAGAGTGTGGGCTGCCAGTTGAAGTGTTTTCGGCCCCTTCAGTGGCTATGGGTTTTAATGAACTCTCTATCTCTTATCCTAAAACAAAGATCGGTCGTCCTAGCTTTACCGATGATTGGCTATCTTCGCATCCATCCAAGATGGCTAAACTTGTCACGCATGCCAGAAAACAACAGCGAGCAGCTGTAACCTTTTGCGAAGGTCTCGTGCTTTCAAAGCAATTCAAAGGACGCGTGCATCCTAATTTTCATCCATTACGGTCGGACGAAGGTGGCACAGTTTCTGGCCGATTTTCAAGTTCAAATCCGAACGCACAACAAATCCCTGGTCGCGACCCTAAGATGGGAACAATTCTCAGGGGACTTTTTTTGCCCGAGGAAGGAGAACAATGGAGCGCAGCTGACTTTTCTCAACAAGAGCCGAGAATTATGGTGCATTATGCTGAGCAACGAGGATGTACCAAAGGAGCCGAAGCCGCTGAAAGATATCGTAACGACCCTAACACCGATTATCATAGCATGACAGCTGAGATGATCTTTGGACCTAACTTCACCAAACAACAGCGGTTTTTCGCCAAAACCACGAACCTCGGCCTTTCCTACTCGATGGGCGCATTAAAATTATGTAAACAACTAGGGTTTCCAACTGCCATGAAAACAGGGTATGATGGCCGCCAGTATGAAGGACCAGGGCCAGAGGGCGAAGCTCTGTTGGCCAAGTATCATGGCGCAATGCCGTTTGTCAGGGAGTTAAGTACTCAGTTCACGAATCAAGCCAAGATGGACGGTGCTATTAGAACCTTGGCTGGGAGGCTTTGTCGTTTTCCGTTTTTTGAGTCTACGTCTGGCGGTAGAGCAATGTCGTATGACGCAGCTTGTAATCTATATGGAGCCAGCGGGATTAGACGAGCGTTTACGCACACTGCGCTCAACCGCAAGATCCAGGGCGGCGCCGCTGATTTTTCTAAAGTGGCGCTGAGAAATCTATGGCGAGCTGGGTTTACGCCTCTTGTCATGGTGCACGATGAATTTGGAATCTCGGTTCCAGATAAGAAAAAAGCTAGAGAAGCTGCCGATATCATGAGAGATTGTGTTAAGCTCAACGTCCCCATGAAGGTGGATATTGACATGGGAAATTCATGGGGAGAGGCGAAACCTGTTACAGACGACTAAGAAAACTAAAAAAATCTATGGGGTATATACCCATGCTAGGCCTAATGGAGTAGTGTTTTACGTGGGAAAAGGGACTATGAAAAGGTCTTGTAATTTTCGAAATAGGAATATTTGGCACTTAAGGGTTATAGAAAAATTTAGACAAAAGACACTACTAGCTAAAAAACTAGCCATAGCAAGAAAGAGGTCTCAAGTATGAAAGAAACTAGGGCTTTAGGCGTTCTTAAAAAAATCTATCCTAAGGCGCATTGGGTCACCATTAGTGGGGTTGTGACTGGGGGAGTTTTTGACATCAACGCGTGTCAAGACAATATAGAGGTGTGGGTCGAGTTAAAGCAACACCATCGTCCCAAGACATCTAGAGGTAGGGTTAAACCTCCGGTAATGCCTGGACAAATCGCGTGGCAGGCCCTAAGACAACAGGCAGGCGGCAAAACGTTTGTGGCTCTAATGCTGGATTACGAATTTTTTCTGTTGCCTGGGTGGAGCATAAAGGAATTGGCTATTGGCGTCAGCGTGGAAAGACTCGAGGAACTTAGGCTAGATGAAAAGAGCTTGTTCGATGCTACAAATACCTAATGATCAGTTATTTAAAACGACACCGATGCAGCACCAGATTAAAGGTTTGCTGCAGTCCAGGGATCGTGAGTTTTTTGCCCTTCTCCTGGACATGGGCCTTGGAAAATCAAAGATCATCATCGATACGGCCTCCTATCTTTTCGGCAGCGGCAAGATTAACGGTTTAGTTGTCATCGGTCCTAAATCCGCACTCCGGTCCTGGTCGGAGCAGCAGCTACCGACCCATATGCCAAACAGCATAGAATGCAAGACTGTGGTCTGGGGTAGTCAAAGCAAAGCCCTCGATAATCAGTTAAAATCCCTATTTCAGGTAGAGCCGTTAAAGCTCCATACCCTAATTATGAACGTGGATGCTGTCATCACTGATAGAGGCTATGACATTCTAGAAAAGTTTTTACGCGCCCATGACGCGCTTCTGGTAGTAGATGAAAGCACCAATATCAAGAATCCACGCTCCAGCCGAACAAAAGTGTTAACAAAACTAGGAAAACTAGCCCGGTACCGCCGGATCCTCACGGGCACGCCCATCGCCAATCGTCCAATCGATGTGTATGCGCAATTTCAGTTCCTCTCAGATGGGTGTCTTGGCTCCTCTTCCTGGTTTGCCTTTAGGAACCGCTACGCCGTCACTAAGACCATGTACTTTAACGGTCGCAAGGTGGAGACCATCATCGGTTGGCAGCGCCTAGATGAGCTATTTAACGAGATTAGTAAGCATAGCTACCGAGTCTTAAAAAAAGATTGTTTAGATCTTCCAGACAAGATCTATCAAACAAGACACATTGAGCTAGCGCCAGAACAACGTAAATATTACGAAGAGATGCGAGATTTGGCTCTCACTGAGCTGTCTTCGGGGGCGTTAGTGGCGGCACCTTTGGTAATCACGCGAATCTTAAGACTTCGGCAAAGTCTATGTAACCTCGCGCCCTCCGGCGAGGGCGATGGTACCACAACTTTTATCTCTGATAAAGATCCAAGACTCACTGAAGTTTTAGCTTTGTTAGAAGAAACCGGAGATCAAAAATTTATCATCTGGTCGTGTTTTACGGCCTCTATTTTAAAACTTGTCGAGGCTATTAACAAAGAATTTGGAGAAGGAACAACGGCTGCTTTTTATGGCGGAGTGTCCACTGCTCAGCGTCAGCAACTTATCAATGATCTACAAGGAGATACTAAACTTCGGGGACTAGTGATGCAATCAGCGGTAGGCTCTGAAGCAATCACCTGCACCGCCGCCACGGTAAATATTTATCACGATAACGACTGGTCTTTGAGACTACGACAACAATCAGAAGACAGAACCCATCGCATCGGGCAGACTAGGTCTGTATTATATGTGGACTTGGTCGCCGCCGACACCATAGACGAGACGATCGTCTCCGCCCTCCGTGATAAAAAAGATCTTGCTCAGATCGTCACCGGCGATAACCTAAGACAGTTGCTAGCCGGAGGAGTGCCATGACAGCGATGTACGTCAGAAACTTTATGGGCGAGAGCTTGAGGATCGAGGGGATCAACCGCCTACCGACGGAACCAGAGCTTGCCGTCACGACAGATTTTTTAAAGCTCAAAAAACTCGAGGTCGACGACGTTGAATATCTAGTCAGCATCTATGAGCCGAGGGCTATTCTCCGTAAAAATGTCGGCGTGAATGTTCGGGTCGGAGACCATAAGCCCATTCCAGGTGGGCCGATAGTCGTCGAGCAGTTGACAGAGTTGCTAGAAAAAATCTCCACCGGCAAGCTGACGCCGTATCAGGGGCACCAAGCCTATGAGACCCTGCACCCATTTACCGATGGCAATGGTCGCTCGGGTCGCACGGTCTGGCTCTGGCATATGTACCAACGACAAGAGCACATGGCGTTGAACTTCTTGCACTATTGGTATTACCAATCATTAGCTGAAGCTAGATAAGTTACTGTGTACATGGTTGACTGGTCATGGTACATTAGCCAGAGCTTTAGAGCATCGAGGTTAGATGACGACCCTGTTAGAGCGCCTGACCTGGACCTTGATGAAGCACGAGGGCGAGGATCCCGCCAACATCGCGCGCGCCATCATCAGGGAGATAGAGTCGAAGCACCGCATCGTGGACCCCGAGGTGGTGACCGAGGAGATGCTGGATGCCTGCTTCTCAGCGCTGCTGGAGCACTACGATCCCCCGGACATGACGCGGCGGCCCTGGCACGCCATCAAGGCCAGAAGACGTTATATATCAATGGTTAAGGCTGCCCCAAAAATAATTGTGTAAATGATTATGGGTACATGTTACATTGGAAGGACTTTAAGGCACCAGGTCGGATGACCAGGCGGCTCTCATAAGGCTGCTAGCCGTGGTTTGAGTCCAGGTGGTGCCACCATCTTTATTGATGGACATCGGGGCGTGAATATCGGGGCTAAGTCTTTCCCGACACGATGTCCTTCAATAAAGGTTTTGACGCAGGGTGGAGCAGAAGCAGCTCGTCGCGTTCATACCGCGAAGGTCGTAGGTGCAAGTCCTACTCCTGCAACCAATATACGGAGACTGGATCCAAGGTGGGTCACCGCGTTTGGGGCGCGGGTATCAGTTCGGTTCGATGTTTCGATTACCGTACGGGCTACCACGTGGTATAATTTCTGGCTATGCACACCCTATCCGTTAGACGACTCATCTTGACCTATCTGCCCACGTTTGCCTGGCAAACCGCCGCTGAGGTGCTCACCATGCTTGAGTATGTGGATGAGGACGTCAGCGAAGACGTCATTGGCCTACAGCTCACCAAACTTTTTCAGCAAGACCTTCTGGATCGAAAAATTGTTCGTAAACAAGCTGGCAATCGGGGAATACAAAACGTCTTTGCCTACCGCAAAAAATAAAAAAGCCGCCATCCTCACGGGTGGCGGCTTTTTAGTTCTTAATTTTTGCTAGGGCTCAGGCTTTATGATACGACCGTTTAAGACCTCTTTGTACTTACCAGACCTTTTAGCCTCGTCGGCGCGTTGATCAAGGTCTTTGACAAACTGCACAAATTCATAATCACGCATGAACTCGGCGAGTTCTCGAGCTGTTAATTTTACACTAGTTGGTCCCTTGACAAGCTCTGACTTCATTGCGCAACACCCCGTAATCATCCAACGCTTTTCGAATTGGAGAGTCCATAGAAAGTTGAGACTCAGCTACATAGAGCTGATCTTGTTCTTCTGGTGTGTAAATCCTGATCTGCGGGCAGCTGCTAGAAGTTGTGTCTACGCAGCTCGTCAACAGAGCTGACAGGATTAACAGCGGCACTAAGCTCGGCTTCCGCCTGCTTAACATTTGTTTTTTCATCATCTGCGAGTTGCTCCTGACGCCCAACTTGGCGTTGGTCAAAGTTGATCGCCCACTGTACCCCTGAGTAGATCAACTTTAAACCAACTAGTAACCAACCAAACATTAAACAACTGGTGCTGGCGTAGGATCAGGCGTTGTAACTGTAGCAGGCGGAGGCGTTGTGGCAGTCGCAGTAGCCGAACTATTGACGGCGGCAGCGGCCATACTCACGGCCAATGCGGCAGCGCCTTCGGCAACTTGAATGCCAGCAGACTTTGCCTCATCCAAGACTGTGCCAATTACAGCAGTCGCTACAGAAGCCGGCGCTGTGCCAGTTTCTAAACCACTAATTGCTGCGTTAAACGCGTTTGTGGCAATTTTTAAAAGATCGGATCCAGCATTTTGCTCTATGTACATGAAGACAGCTTTCATGATGGGCCAAACGTCTTGTGTAAAAAATTGCTCAAGGTCGGCGACGGCGGTATCAACGTCGGCGACTACGGCAGTTTCAATCTTGGTAAAGATGGAGGTCATCGGGGTTTCCTTTTCTAGTTTATGGTGAGGGGTCTTTCCAGGTCTTGACTATGTCCTTCCAATCCGCGATCAAGCTCTTGATCGTGCTGACGACATTTTGAGGAGTTAGCCAAACGAAAAAACCAACTACTGACATCTCAAGCAGGTTCATTTCCTCCTCGGACAATACCATGTTGTAGTGCGACTTGACATAAGAAGCCACGTGCACAGCTAAACCAGCCGACACAATACTGGCCATCAGCTTACCGGAGCCGGACTTCGGCACCCCGTTTGTTGTTTGAATAGAGTCAGACATCTACGCCCCCTGGTTCTTTGTAAAAGTTTTGGTTGCCTAATTTGACAGTTAAGACGAATGACGCGGCCCACAGCGGCTTTGCCAGGGCCGGGTTGAAATAATACAGCGCGCCGTAGGTGGGGTCTGGAAAAGTCCCGGCCAATGCCTGTTGCACCATGCCTTGAAACTGCATCAGCAGCGGATCGGTGTCGGCAGCCAAGGCTAATCTCTTACGATTAGGATCAGTTGTATTCCAGCTTGAAAATTGTTGCGGCGCCAAGCAGACCGCGGCTAAAGTATGACCCCACCGACCGTCGTTCATGCGATTTATCAAGACAGCGCAGACACCTTGCTGGCCCTCTAGTGGTTCACCAGAAGCCTCCATGTAAAGCGTCGCAGCTGCAATTTGAAGATCAAAGGCCATTATTTTTTCACAAGTTCAACGACCAAGGCTATAGTCCCGCCCACAAGACCGCTGATACCGTGACCAATGAACCGAGATATTTTCATGGCGCCCTTGCGCTGGTTCTCGAGATCCCATAAGGTATCTACCTTGGTGTCTAAATCCCCAATTTTTTTATTCATCTTGTCCATGCTTTCTAATATCTCGGCCTTCATCCCCCGGATAAACTCGAACGTACGTTCAAAGCGCTCAGTGTCGCGTTGTTCATGGTCCTCCATCTGTCGAGTCATGTTCACGTTGTTAGCTTCCACTATGGCAACCCTAATCGGCAAATTATCGGGCATCACGTGCGCTCCCTCACCCTAAGATACTTGAGTTCCGCCGCTAAATTGCGGAAGTGTACTAATGACATACCCTTCAAGGCCAATGACCATTTGGGTGATGAATACTGTGAAGTTGACGGGGGCACCTAGGAAGGCAGAGACATCGACCCTGAGAGATGTAATGGGTTGATCGCCCGCTTGATAAGCCGCTGACGATAGATAGCTTGCCAAATGAAAATAAGCCGTCGATCCTGCAACCGTCACAGGATTGTTAGGATTGATGGTGAGGTCTGTAATAATATGATACGTAGCTACAACCCCGCTTGGTTGTGTAATATTTACTTGAATTGCCATCGCACTTCTCCTTAGTGTTTGAGTAATTTTTCATCAGCATCCAACCGCTTACGAAGGGACTGAACTTCCAACGTCAAGGCGGCAATGAGTGCATTGCTGTCGAGGCCCTTGGTGTCCTTTCCTGCGCTCACCACGGCGTCAGGAATAACGGCTTCCACGTCTTGTGCGATGAAGCCCATGTGAGTTTTGTCGTCGCGGATGGACGGGTCTTTCCACGCATAGGCAACAGGTTTTAGCTTGAGGATGATCGAGGGGTCATACGGCAGATACTCGATGTTCTTCTTGAGGTTCTTGTCAGATGCCACGCATGCACTGAAAAGGCCCACCGAATTTGTCTGGACGCCCGTGGTACAAGACGTAGCGGTTGTTTGTGCGATACCTCCGTTAACTGCCAGCAATGCACCTGTGACGGATGTTGTGGTACCGATATTTACCGCACCGGAACCCTTGAGCGCCAAGTCCATATTAACGTTTGTATCGCTGCCCACCGCGCTGATCGTCGCGCTGCCGGGGTTGCCGGTGACGCCGGACGTAATAGTTACGTAATCTACACCTGATGACGTGCTTTGCAGAAAGAGCGCTTCAGTGCCAAGCGCCGTGCTGTTCGTCATATCGCCTTGCAATAGATTGCCAATATTTAAATTATGGGCCGTGCTTGATGACACGACGTCAACGGCGGAAGAATTGCCTATTAAAATATTGCTAGACCCCGTTGCCAACGTAGTTGTTCCAACGCTGAAGCCTATAATAGTATTGTTCGTCCCTCCGGTTAAATGGCCGCCCTGTCCACTCCCGAGTAATGTATTGTCGACACCAGTTATATTCTGTGTGCCGCTTTCTGCCCCTATAACTGTTGTAAATGACGACCCGTTGCCTGTAGCAGAATTTTCGCCAACCACTGTAGAAGACACGCCATTCGCATGACCGCCTTGACCGATCATCGTTGCAAGAGTTGCTTGTGCCAAGGCACCTTGACCAAAAGCGCTGGAACTGGCATTTGAACACCCCGCTCCTTCGCCGACGCATGTGTTATTACCATTCCCATTATTGCCCCCGGTAAGATTAGCGCCGATCATAACGTTATTGCCGGAGTTTAGATTCTGCCCGCTCGCGGCCAGATAGCCGATATAAACATTCGCACTGGCACCGGCATTAAGCAATCCGGCCTCATATCCTATAAAGGTATTCTGCGAACCGGTTGTATTCACTACGCCAGCCTTAAATCCAACGGCAGTATTAGTATTGCCAGTTGTCACGGCATTAAGGGCCTCATATCCTATCAAGATATTAGACGACGTTGTTGCCGAAACAAGTAATGCCTGATTACCCGCTAAGGCGGCGTCGATTTCGCCAGAATTAAGCGAATAAAACCCCGTCCCAGCCTCACTGCTACGCTGCGGGTTCGTTGCTGCTGCGGATGTGCCGAGAGTGATGGTGCCACCGCCGCCAGATACTGCAGTGCAAACTACCCCAGTCCCATTTGTATATGTCAGTGCATGCGCGCCATCAGCGGCGCAGGCTGGCATTGTGTTTGCCGTTACGTTGGCGGTGCTACCAGTCCAGTTTCCTAGCATCGTATTGGCAGCGGATTGCGCTAGATTTGTAAGTGTAACCTGATTTGCTCCTATCGTCGTAGTGATGCTTGTTGTTCCACTTCCAGTTACAGGCCCAGTCAGCGTAATGGTTTGATTGCCATAAAGAACCGTGCCGCCAGCACCAAAATTGACGCTTGAGCCGTCTGTACCGGTGAATGTTAGGGTATTACTGTCCGTCAAGGTCTTGCCGTTCGCAATCGTCACGGTGCCTGTTGATGTAGTTACAGTCAAGCCATTAACACTTGTGGGTGTGATTGCACCTGCGATGATTGTTATAGCCGGAGTAGTCGTTGGATTCGCTACAGTGCCAGAAAATCCATTTGCAGTCGCGACTGACACTGAGGTCACTGTGCCACTTCCGCCGCCACCGCCACAGGCTTGGAATGTCGCCGCCGAAGCTGAACCATTGGACGTGTAACAATAACCAGAATGGTTGCCTGCGTCATAGACAGCGATAGGAAGAGGGTTGCTCGAGGTCACTGGTGCGCAAGATGACACCCCTGTGCCTGGAATTTGAACGCAAGGTAGCACAATTTCCTGCGCAATGGCCGGTGTGCATGAAAAAAGAAAAGCAGATAAAGCTAAACCTAAGATCTTTTTCATTGTTTTTCCCTAATGACTAGAGGTCGGAAAAGGATTTGCTGTACTCACCGGAACGCACGATGGCGGCGTGCCGGGAGTGGTGCTTTGGGTGCACAGCATCACGACCTCTTGAGCCAATGCTGATCTAGAAAGAACCACAAGAACTAAAACTATTATCAATTTTTTTACCATGAGCAGGTACTCCCAGAGCTTGTATTAATCCACCCTATGCCGTTTTTACAGACGCACAAAGTATAAAGTGCCGTCAGCGCAATAGCACCATCATTTAATGCATCCATCCAAACATCATGTAGATGCAAAAAATAAAAAATTTTTTCATTAGCCGTTCATCCCTTCATCTTCTGGCATTCCCTGCATGGCTTCTTTACAGTGATCTTTTATACGAAAGATCCAGTTACATAACTTACAACCTACTTTTCCCCACCACATGTCACGCTCACGAGCCTCGGCAAAAACATCCGAGACTGTATAATGAGCATTCCCCATAGCTGGGATCTGCAATTTAAATAACCACCTAAAAAGTGGCAATATAAGTACATTGGCTCCTTCATCGAGCCAAAGCAAGACGCCGAGAATATAGCGGGGAATTTTATAATGGCTCATTGTTATTATATATTATCAGTATAGCCGATGCACTGCAAAATGCCCGAAGCATCGCTAGATGCATAATAAACAGAGGTGCTTTCTAGCACAAGTTCACCTTGAATTGGGACAGAAACACCGCCATTGGCGGGGGATACTAGGGGCGGTGAGTTCGACGTAGACCCAAGTGCGCCGTATGAATTATTGGGGGCTGCAATAGAAAAAGTACCGTTGGTAAATGCCGCCAAAAACAAGCGTATCTTTGCAGCAGTCCTGGGAACAAAGTTAGCAAGACTGGCAGCCGCCCAGGTAGGGATACTGATGTTACCCTGTGACCCAGATGTGATTGAAGGCAAAGCTGTCAGGTTGTTTCCCACGACGTATTGCACGTCACGCCCTAGCTGCTTAAAACCTCTAATATTAGAACTATCGTCAATCCACAAAGAGCCCACTCGCGCAAAATAAGTATAACCACCGGGCAGCGTCGGTGCGGTAGGTGATAAAGACATCAATGATGCCACCGTCGTATTGTTGTATATAACAAAAATATAGTACCAAGTTGAGGCTGCAAGACTTCCTGTATCTAGACCATTTGCACCTGAACTTGCGGTGTTCAATGAAGCGCTGATGGCAGTCAGTACAATTGAAGACGGCACCGAACTTGTCAAGGCCAGAGAGTCTGCAGTTATTCCTACCAAACTATTTGATGACCATCCAATAGCCAAGTTTTTAAAGGTCCCTTGTACCGTCTGTAGACCGCTCATTGCACCGATAATGTTGTAAATAGCACCAGCACTTATAGTACCAGCAGAATTTCCTGGAAGATAAGTCAAGCTATTTGTGCCGGTATTTAGAACTAAATTTTGAGTTATGACAAAACGAAGGCCCGTGGCACTTCCAGAGAATGTATTTCCTGTGCATGAGATATCATTCGGCCCTGCACCTTGCGCAAAGCCGTCTGCAAATGCGGGTGTTCCAATATTAGAGGTTTTAAGCAGCTAGGGCGTGACGTGC